CATTTAAAGTTATATTACCATTTAAAACTGTAAACAGTTTTTTTCTTATATAATGCATTGCCTCATTCATCTATAAAACTTTTTTAATTTATTATTAGCATTTATTGTGATTGTTCTAACACCCTCTCTTATAGAGTTATAGAAATATGGTTTTGCTTTTTGTCTTTGAGTTCCAAACTCAACATAACCAGCATAATTCATGTCTGCCTTAATAATTATATTTTGTTTATTACCATCAACTCCTATTGACCTCCTAAGATCACCAGTTTTAACAGGCACTCTTGTTTTTGCCTTGCCAACTATATCAGCCGCACCATTTTGAATGATATTATAAAAATCATCTCTAGCATACTTTTTAAGGTTTTTAGTAATGCCATTAAACTTTTTGACATCTGAGTTTCTTAATTGTGCTGAGAATTGTGCCATTAGGGTTCTAGAGTTCCAATTATTTTAGTGTATTCATCATTGTGTAGTATATGATAATAGTTATTTAACCTGTAATAACCAGCACCATCAACTGAAAATTTTTTAGGAATAGCTGATCCAGTTCCAAAACTATCTCTCCTAATTATAACTTCTATTTGTCTATAATAATTTCTTTTGCCATCCTTAGTTGTAATCTCACCACTTTTTTCAACAGCATGTCCCCACATCTCATTAGTTAGTGAATTACTAGAACTTGTATAACCTCCAAACCCATCACTACTTTTAGTATGTAAATAATATTTAATTCTATTTCTCATTTTACCTGGATTCATTAGATGTACATATTTTTATAAGAATTAAGAATATTTTTTACAGATGTTGGAATTATATTGACAGCTTTACCAACTTCAAAGTCATGTCTGTGATCATAATAAGTTGCAGCTAATTGTAATATAGCTTGTTGAATTAACTCATCATCTAAACCACTTGTGACATAAGTCACCTTTACTTTGTCAGCTGGACCATCTATGTCAATAGTTTCATTATCTAACCCATCTAGATCATAATCAGTAATTGCAACACCATCAGTAGTTACAGATGAAATACTTGCAATAGGACCAAAAGGAATATCAAATATGCCTGAGGTTTCATCAATATAGTAGGTTCTATTCTTAGCAACTATGTCCCTAGATATATAGTTTTCACACCAGATTCTAGCTTGTATAATTATATTAGCAATGATGCTATCATCATCACTATAATTAATTCTAGCATAATCTTTAAATTCCTGTGATGTAACTATCTCTGATCCAGTTGTGGAATTAATCTTTATTTGCCTCATCTTTAGTTTCTTTAGAATCTATTTTCAATTCCTTAGTTTCAATTTTTTCTTTAAATTCTTTTTTTGCTTTAGGTTTAGATTTTTTGTTTGGCAATTCACCAATGCCCTCTGAAATATATTTATCTAAATGTTTGTCTAGAATTTCAACTATCTCACCAGCTGGAATTGAATAGCTTTTATTAACTTTTAAATCTTTAAGCAATTTTACTTTAACTACTCCCATAATATTATTTTTATACAAAGATAAAAAAAAGTGCCATTAGGTTTTAAACTGATGACACTCCTTAACATTTATGAAATACATGCAAAGTTATTAAAATTATCTTTTAGTTTTCCATTGATATTTACTTTCATTGATTTTTGCCCTACATTTTTAATTATGAAAAAACCATCATATTCCTCATGCCATATAGCAAAATAATCAACCATTTTGGTGCTATAACTTTGATGCCCAACTCTTCTTAGAGTTATTTGCATAACACCTCCATCATGTTTATACCTGTCTTTGCCCATGTATTTAATTTGGAATTTAAATAGTTTGCCATCTTTTTCTAAAATGCAATCGTATTTACTTGCATCCAACAATGGCATTGAAACATTAAAACCATGCTTCATGGCTGTTGTTGCAAAAAGGTACTCAGCAAAGCAACCTTTCTGGTTAGGTGTCATTATATAAAATTAATAAAAAAAAAAGGGATGTTTTCACACCCCTTTCAGATAACAACTAATTAACCAAATTAACACTAATATGAAAAAGTGTTGCTTTTTACAGTTTCCTGTATTTCGTTAAATTTCTTTAAGATAATCATTTTTTTTGTAGCTGGTATTTTATTCCACCTTTCACCAATAAAGGTATTTACAAATAGATCATAATCATCTATAATGTCTGATTTACTATTGTTTATATCCATAATATAATACTGATGTCCCTAGTATAATAAACACTATGGAGGTTAATAAATCATTTAAAATAATTGTTGATCTTAAAGACAACAATAATAATATTGAACCTAAATAAGGTGATATTTTTTTACCTGGATTTTCCATTTGCTGTTGGTTTAGGTTTATTATTTTTACTTTCATTAAGTTTTCTGAGCATCCTATTTACTTTAATAGTGTGCAATAATCTAGTTTTAGCACTCACAATATTTATCTTTATGTAATTCTAAAACCTGTTCTGTAATTGTTTCAATTACATGATCCGCAAGTAATTCATGCATCTCAATATTCTCAACTTCAATACTTTCAATGTCAATGTCACCAAATGGTGCAAATGTTTCATTTTCATAATAAGAGTATTTAACAACTATGTCATAATCATTATACTCTATAAATGCTAAGTGTGTTTTTGTATTCATAATTAAAAGTCAATGCTAAATATTAGTGTAAAGAGTAATGCACTTATATAAACAAATGTCTTTACAAATGCATCACTCAAAATAATTTTTTCTATAATCTTTTTCATAATTATCTAATAGCTAGATTAAGGTAATTTCCATAATAATCTTTTTAAACTATCTTTTCTACTGTGTAACATTTCCCACTCATTATTTAATTGTGGATGTTCATCTAACATAACTCTTAAAACTTTGTTACTCATTATCAGACCACCTTTTAAAACTTTAATGTCAGTAATTCTATCATTAATAATTCTAATGAGTTTTTGGATTTGCTCTTTTTGTTCCCATTGAGTTTTTTTTCTTTTAGTAATCTCTACTTTAGGATTATTAAAATCTTCTGTGTTTATAAAAATATCTATTTTGCTCATTTTGTTAATTTTTGTGTTATTCATACTGCTAATATAAAAAGGTTTTTATTAATATGCAAATATTTTTTAAAATTTAAAGTATTTTTTTAATACTACCGCATAAAAAAAGGGGAAAATTAATTCCCCTTTAATATTAATTAAGATAAAAAACCCTAATACTATGGAGTTTCTAGTGCTGCTTGAGCAGTCGCAAAAGTTCCATTGATAATACCTAAAGGTAAATAAGTTGCTAAAGCACCTCTAAGCTGCGCTCTACAAGTTACATAACCCTCTCTGATATTAGTTCCATCTTCTCTATGGAATGAGATATTTAGGTTTTCTCTTAGCCAGTATTGGCATGATTGTGCGAAATCACCAACAAAGAATGTCCCAGCATTAACTTCATTATTAAGTATTACAGGCACACCAGCAAAACTTGGTTGTAATCCTTGAATCCAAGAATCTAATAAGTATTTTGCCTGAGTGTCTTTTAATAATAAGATTTTATGAAAATCTGTTGGGTTCATTAAAATGTTGTCAGCTTTATAGTTATTTAAAGCTAATTGATTCATTGCAGCTACTAATACATCGAACTGGTTAGCTGAATCTACTGAATCAGCAAATGATCCCTCAGCAAAAGTAGTAGTTGAGTTATATAAACCATTAAGGTTTGGTGATGTACCATTACCTCCTAGTAATTGGTCATCTTCTACAACTAATAATTTAGCTGGTACTCTGTTTGAGATATAGCTAGTAAGTTGAGGTGTATCTGCAAGCATCTCTTCACTTAATCTAAGATAAGTTGCAATTTTCTCAACATTTACAGATGTAGCTGTCATATCGAAATCTGACTGTGGAATTGAACCTCCCTCAGCAACAGCTGCACCACCTGAGTTAAATCCTGATTCCTTAACATATCTCACAACATCAGAACTTGTTGAACCATTTGGAATGATTTGTCTAATGTTTTGTGGTCTGTTAGGATCAAATTTGAATCCAGGAATCCTATCCGCCGCAATTACTTCGTTTGTATAGTCAGCATTGCCAGTCATATCGGCTTTTAATTCAAAAGAAACAGCTCTTTGTGAACCGCTTTTAAATGAATCTAAAACACCATCATTGATGCTTTTTATTAAGCCACCTTTGAATGACTTATCTTCTTTTTTAGAGATTAATGAATCAAAGTTTTTCTTTTGTGAAACTTCCATTTCATCAAATCTCTCATTAAATTTTTTAGTAAGGTTATCAATTTCGCCTTTTAAAGCTGAATCTGCCTTACCTGTTGCACTTTCTAGTGCCTGTCCAGCAGCTTTTTCAATTTTCTCATCAATGATGTTTCCTAATTGATCTAGCTGGTTTTTAACATTTTCATCCATTTTTAGAAAAATTATTTTAAGTTATTTAACAAATATTTATAAACATCAAACTCTGATTTTTGTTCTACTGGCTCAGTAGTTTCCTCAACTGGCTGAGTAGCATCTATGAATAAAGATTTTAGTTTGTATATTTCTGATTCAATGGCATAACCCATCTCATCTGAGATGTTGCCTTTACGAATTAATTTACATAGGTTGTCATATCTTTTATAAACATCCTCAATCATTTTAGAACCTTTGACATCCATGATTTTAGCCATGTCATTTGCAGCTAAAGTTACAGCTGATATTTCAAATAGCTTAACTTCTTTTAATTCTCTGTAATCACCTTTATCTTCTTTTTGTATTGGCAATATACCAACAGAGTTTTCTGTGATCACACCACTCTTCATAAGTTCAATAACATCTTTACCAAGTGATGTTTTAGGAATTTCAGCAACAAATACCAACCCTTTTTCATCTTCATAAAGTTCATTCATTTTTCCAATAGGTTGCATCATGTTATGCTGGTATAAGTATTTTACTCTATAACCATTTTCTTTGATTGTCTTTTGATAAGCACCTTTTGAGATTACATCATTATCAGCATCTTTATTGCCAAAATAACTTCCATATCCTTTTACAATTCCATTTTTTTCATCGTAATCAGATAACTCACCAAGTGGTGCTGTTTTGTAAATAAAATCCATAAGTAAATTTTTTGTAAAATTACTAAATTTTTATTTAGTCAGTTGTTATAGATGAGCCAGCTATAATGCCAGTTGCTAATGCACCAATGTTAGCTAATGGATTTGGTGGCTCTGGCACAGGGAATGGAAACATTGAACATCTACAATTAACAACATTTCTAGCACTACCCTCACCAGGTCTTTTAATATATTCACCACCTACATTAAATGGTTTATCAAAATCAACTTCTTGACCATTTGCTCTTCCATGTGCCTCTCGTTCCCTACCATCCATAGATGTCATCCATCTCTTTTTAAGTTTACGACCAGCATACACTTTAGTTGCACTTTGTTCAATACCATAGTTCCCAGCTTTTGCAGATTCAGTTCTAACTAATCTTAATGCCTGGTATCTAGTATATCTGTTAAATTGTTTTCTAAGTATTCTAGCTTTTTCATCAGCACCCCTAACAGCAAAGTCAGGATCACTCATT